ATACAAATACGTGGTGGAACCTTCTGCTGTCCCTTACGTAACGTACTCTCCCAACTACCTGCTTTTTCTACTTTTTCTACTTTTGACATTTTGTTCTCCTTCTAGGGTTGTGGCAGCTGTCAATCTGCCGTGTGTATGTGTTGACTACCTTGCCCGAACTCCCAGTGCTGAGGGATATATGCGAACGAGTTTCGGTCCCAACTTAATATATTAACACTATCAGTAAACTCTGAGGCTATTGCCATACAAACACCACATAGTGTTGGATCACCTAACATTAAAAGATGATCACCATCTGTCCATTGTTCCAATACTTCACGTGCTTTGTGAACCATTGAACCTGTATCATAAGGCTTACGCGGATTACCAAACACAGCCTGCAACTGGCCATACTTTTTAGCGTCGGATAGGTCTTTATTGTGATCCACCTGAACCACGTAAACTTTGCTGGAGTTATTTTCCATTACTTTTCTTCCTTTGTTTCGGTTGCGGTGCGACCAGAGCCAATTCATAAGCAGTTAGATATTTAACACCACCTATAGCGACAACAATCTTAATTGCTTCTTTTAAATACCAATTATAATCTAGATCTTGTGGATGAGTTTTGAAGTCATCTACAATCATACATGCCCTAGCACCATCGCTTTTTGGCACTTTATTATCGTTAGTATAATACCTAATAGGTTCTATTGATTCGGTGCTTTGATACCAGCGAACAACCTTACCTAAGTACTTACCTTCTTGCTTACCTCCCCCAGTCACGTTACGTGCGCTTATAAAGTTAGCAAACGGACTATGATAAATGGTGTGACTAATTTCAGTACCATTCGCTAACCACGCTCCTACGGCATCTGAGGAGACCTGAGCCGTGGGGTTTTTCCTCAGTGATAATTGAGAATAAATACCCTTAACTTTTAAAGAGCGGTCTGTTTTAACCGCTATGTAATTATTAACATCTTTCATAGCTAACACGCGGTAAGGAGTAAACTCAAACACAAACTTAGATAACTCACTAAACTGAGAAACTTTCTCGTCTACCTGGAGTTGAAGACTGTTATCGTAGCGTACCGCTATACCATCTGTATTGGCACTTAAAGTTTCAACACCAATAGATTCTAATCGTTCAATCAACATTAAAAGAGTGAGCTGACCCGTTAAGGTTACAGCTAACATTAGGTCTGGTGCGTATAGTACTGAGTATTTACTCGCCAGTTTACCGAATGTCCCGTTAAGGCTGATCTTCAAAGTCTCAGAGGTAGTGACATCTCCTGATGCTTTAGCCGCCAGACGTTGAGTATATATCCTACGGTATTCACGTATAAAGTCTTCACCCAATGTTTCAGGTATAAAGCCACACTCTAAAATAATAGATGGATAGAATGAAGCTGCATCCAGTTCACCCATAACTTTATCACCTGCAATGTAACACACCTTCTTATCATGTACCGAGTGTATACCCCCGACTCCTAATTGATAAATACCACTACCAAACGTGTAACAATGTTTACCCAAGAATTCAGGTAATACAACATGACCAGTCTTTGGGTTCATATCAAAAGTATGACCCTTAATCTTATCAAGTAACGCTTGTAGTGTAGGGTCACTAAACTTCAAAAATGAAGGAGCATCATATTTTATAGTTAAGGGTATCTTATTATCTCTACGCTTGAGACCCATTGATTTAATGTAAGCCTGTTCTGCCATTTGTGAATCAGACTTACTACGCATGTCAACACCATATTGGCGACTCATTTGAACTCTTAGCATTATCTGATCATCTAAGGTGTTGAGCAGTTCCCTCGTTGTTGACACATCGTTATGACAATATTCAAGTATGTCTTTTTCTTGAGATGGATCAACCATAACATTGTGAGCCATTGGCATGTCTTGTAATATAGGCATGTGCATCCTAGCCCCATAAGCCTTTAATCCTACAAAAGAAGGAGCAACTTCAATTAAGTCTATTGAGTCCTTAACCCACTTGCGTAAATGAAACTTCTTATATGCTGCCCAATATGGCGTACGATTATCAATTAAATCATTAGCTATATTTTTTATTTGACCTTCGTCTCTACCCGCAGCGAACGCAGACACAACTACATTATCAAAAGATAGTGAGTTGAATCCTACAAATGTAGAATCAGGCACCATCAAGAACTCTCTAAGCTTATCAACAGCATTGTCCTCATGCCTCCAAACATCAAACCACTCCTCAGTCTCAACACATTGAGCGCTAAGTAGAGTGCGGTTAGGAAGAGTTTCAGTATCAAACACCCAAGTGCTCACGACTTTATTCTATCAGAAACAAAATTAACTGCACCAATATCAAACTGATCTTGGTATTGATCTTGGTTAACGTATGACGCATCAGCTCCACCTTCATGATATGAGTCGTCTGTTTCCATGTTGATAACTTTATCAACAAAGTCATAGCTCTCTTCAATTTCAATAAGTTTCTGAACAAAGTGAGCTGCCTTCTGCAAGTCTTGAATTGGGTTATCTTTTAAATAGCATCGCTCAATGTATTTAGTAGCGCACGCCTGGAAGTAATTGAGGTTTAAGCGATCTACACGATCCCAATGTTCTTCACCCTTACCATCGTTTTTATAATGGTCACCTCCGATCTGTTTAGTGTTCGCGGTCATGGATCATATCCTCTAGTAAGTTAAGTAACTCTTGCTGGTCAACATCATTAGACATTTCTTCAATCAAAGAAAACAGCTGTTGTTCTCTACCAGAAAGAACATGCTCATAAGCATAACTGAGATACGTATCTAATATGTTACGCATCTTTAAATTACCCAGCTCAAGCTCTTGACAACAAAACACAGCTCCATGAGCTATGTCAGCAAGTTTTAAGGTGCGTTGATCTTTTTTGGAAAGTGTAGGGAATATTATACCTGCTTCACCCATTAGCCTATCTTCAATATCGCTAATCTGCGCACTAATACCATATTCTCTTTTCATAGGGGAAGGTATGTCACCAGTTACATGTTCAGATAGATCATGATACAGCGCAGCGATTAATAAATCACGACTGGCTTTTGGGTCCATTAATAATGCTAGAGTGGCTACGCCATGGGAGTGATGACCGACTGTTTCAGTAACCACAGTTTGACGAGTGTGGAATCGCCTAACTTGTGCGCCATCTAATAAAAAGTCAAGGGTTGTTTTCATGCTTAGATATCCTTTATAAGTTATACAATAAGTATGGTTTATTATTTACCAAAAGTAAAGTGTTATTTTTCACGACGACCAATCCATTGCTCAACAGCTAACTTCCAGTCAGACGCTTTAATATCAGCAACGTGCTCTAGACCATTACTAACAGTGTCTTTCCATGGCCAAACTTTACGCTCATAGGCTACTTTAGCCATGGGTATAGCTACATCAGTAAAGAATTTATGATTGTATTCTTCATAGCCGCTGGCAATATCAGTACTGGCTAATTGAAACGGATCGTCACAGAATTTCTCACAATCTTCCAAGAAGCCTTGATAATCTACATTATCCATTATTGGATATGGAGATACACGATTCTTATAATGATCATAGCTGGAAGCGTCTGGTGGAGAATCAAAGTAAGTGCTTACATCATATAGCTCAGTGTAAAAGTGAAAATTGTTAGACACCTGACGATACTCACCAATTCGTATATTTACAGAGCGACTTATAAACTCATGTAAGAAACTGAAATGAACTGCGTTGGCTCCATAAGCACCCCACCAAATATCATTTGACCTATTAAACACTGTCATATTTAACTTATCACTACTTTTGCTAAATACGATCTGAGTATTACAGGCTTTGTCAATAGTCTCTTTACATAAGTCTTCAGCATCCCATATTTGAATCACAGCTTGGCGTGTGTCTGAATCACTACGTAGCTGGTGTATACACTTAACTAACTGGTCACTGCCGAAATGATGACGCCATCTATGGCCATAAGCAGCATTGAACTCAAGACCATTATCACTAAAGTCTGCCATACGTTTATTAAACTGCTTTAAAAACCCGACATCTTTTCTACCTGCAAGCATCCATATAGCTTCCATTAAATGAAATATAGGGTTAGCATCACGCCCTTCGTGAAACAACACTCTTTCATCGGGGAACTGATAAATAGTGGTAACCATTTCAGGATACACTAATGCAGGACCATTGCGAGTATTTACTGGTGGTAAGTCTAAAACACGAAACTTCCAAAAGATTTCAGAGAACGCTTGATTAACATTATCTACACGTAGTTCCATATTAAAATCCCTCCTGAGGACGATACATTGATTTTGGTTGACCTTCACCCAGAATTGTTCTGGCGTATTTACTGTACTCACACATTACATTTTGAACATCATGCAATGTCATATCTTCAATCTCTAACTCTTCTACTATATTATTTCTTATTGTTATTAGGTTATCGTTGAAATCATCTTGCTTCCAAGACGCGTAAGGTGAACGGCTTAGTAGGTAATTCAATCCTTTAGAACTGCCAGGACCGATAGGAGCAAAAGTATACAAATCATGAGCTTCAGAAAGAGTAGCTTGGCAGTAAGTTAAATCAGCAGCTACTTGCCCTGCAATAAACGTACTGATGCCAAAACACTTGGCCAGCTCTTTTACAAAAGCAGCTATACCATATTGTTGAGCATGATCTATCTCGTCAGCTGAGTCTAATACGGGCTCAATAATGTACTTACCCAAGGAAAAAGATTTAACTGATCCTGGGGCTTTCTTTGAAGGATAAACCATATACGCTCCAGAGTAAACTTTCTTACCCTCTTCTTTAAAGTCTTCAATGACTTGAGAAAACCTAACATGGTCAAAATCACCAGCGACTTGAAATAAAACACCTTCATCAATTAAGTGTTGAAGAGTCGGTGGCCAGTTAACTAGACGACATATGAGAAGCACGAACCAAAGATCCTGACGATAACCTTTGCTTATAACATTATCAATCACCCACTTACTAACACGATCGTCTTTCCTTCTAATGTTGGTAAACTTGTACTTACGTAATATAGGGTCTTGGGTTAGCTCACCCGTATAATCTTTATTTTCTCTAGCTAGTCTAATTGCCTCTCTCTCCCAAACAAAATAAAGTAATGCTGGTGTTGAGGTTATAGTTCTTTTTGTTGGTGCTGGATATGGACATGTTTCAATCACAATCAGTACTCCGTTATAATATTTAATAAATGGTCATGAGCATATAAATGATTTACATATTGAACATCGCAGTTTACCGCAGCTAAATTCTCAGAACATTTCCACACGCTGCGAAACTTCTGTATCAAGTTCTTGGGGTCAAACTCTTTCTCGTTACCTGCGTTTAATCTACGTTGAATAACCCTGCTAATACATTTATCTTCAGGAGTATCTAAGAATGCATATACAGTACATCCCGTGGGTTCAGTGGTCTGGGTAACTTTACCACCTAAGCCAGATGCGGATACTAATGCACCTTCGTACATAACATGACCTAACGTATGGGCTTTCATTATTCTATCAGCTACAGTAGCCTGATCTTTAATGGAGTCAGTTCCACCACATACGTTATCATACTTACCTACAATAAAAAGAGGACGAGTATCACCTTGCGAGCTAAGATCAATACGATAACCCATTATCTTGGTACCAGCGTATAAGATTTCACTAGGGTATCTATTTATAAACTCTCTAACTGCGGTAGTCTTACCAGACCCAAAAGTTCCTGAAACACGTAATATAATATTACTCATAGGAAGTACTCCCCTCTGAACGGCATACCTGTATCTTTAAACTGTGAGGCTTTATTGTTAATGTATGATGATGTCATTTTCTCACCAGACATTTCTACTCGTAACCAATCAGGTAAACTAGCTTCCCTAATATCTTTAAACACTGATACATCTGCTCCTCGTTCTTCAGCCCATTCTATGCGAGCATATGCCATGTCAGAGTAGACTCCTGGATATCGTCTTCCAAAGAAGTGATTCTTAAAAGTACATAGATTACTTTCAAAAGTAAAGTTACCCGCATTAGGTACAGTCGGATTATCTTTCTTAAAGTCTTGTATATGCCATTCAGAAGTTTGATTTAGCCAAGTACATATTTTAGGGAAGTCAGGATAATCACCGTCAAACCCATTACTTGATCGTTTATCCCAAACGTACTGATCTGCTCCCTGTAGGAACATCATACCATTACGATGAGACTTACTACCTGACTTATCTTCAAATAATAAGTTATCACAATCTACACCATATCCGTTAAGGTAAACGTATTCCAGGTAACTGAAAGCTGACAACCTACCAAACGAACTATAGTTATCTCTAACCAGCTTCCACAGATCAGGATAATTAAGATACTTGATCATATATAACTGGTTGTCATATTTAGATACAATATCAGCGTAAGACTTAATTGCTGTGATAGTATCTTTCTTTTGATACCGCCTGTCAGTATCATATTGCAAGCTATCCCAAGACGCATTAAACCAATCAGTAAACTTGGTTAACGCGGCTCCTGCCGGAGGCACCTCAGGAAGCTGCTCAAACAACTTTAATGATGTTATAGGGTTTTGGGTCATAC